GTTTGAGATGGACAATGACTTTGATACTGAGAACGCTAAGTACAAAGCCACAGGTCGTTACTCCTTTGGTTGGTCAGATCCCCGTTGTGCCTATGGCTCAATTGGTGTCTAATAAATAAATAGGTAGCCCTTCGGGGCTGCCTTCTAAAGGAGAAATAAATATGGGTGTAACTTTAAGTTATCCAAAGAACCGCGCTGCGGGGGCTAAGCTAGCTACTGTAGCTTTTACTGATACCACTGCAAAAGAACTTTTTGTTCTTCCAAAGAATGCAGTGATTATTGGTATTTATGTTCTTGGAGCTGCTAACTCTGGTGCTGTAACTAGTGCTGTTCTAAATGTAGGTACTACCTTAGCTACTCCAACAGAATATATGACTAACTTTGATGTTAAGTCTGCTGTAACTGGAAAAGGGTATAACCCTGCTGGTGCCGCTGCTGTAGGTAGTGCAATGGCAACTCCTCTACTTGCTGATAAAGTGGTATATGGTAAATATACTGGCGCTGGTGGTGGTGATAGTGGTACTTGGACTATCAAGATTGAGTACTTCGTAACTGGCCCACAAGAAACACTATAATTTAGAATAAATAAGTAAGTCTCTAGAGAGACAGAATTCCAAATCAACCCGGAGTCCTGTCTCTTTTTTTATCTATGTGTCGTATAGAACACTCGTCTATACCGGGGGAAACCCCTACTAAAAGGAGTAATGAATAATGGCAATGAATACCGTAAATATTTGGGATGGTGCCTTAAAGAATATTATTGATAATGGAACTACTGCTAATGTCACCTATATAGGTGAAGCAGTTCCCGGTACAGCAACATCTGATGCTGGCTGGAGAATCCAACGAGTAACTGTATCTGGAACTACTACTACTATTGAGTGGGGTGGGGGTGGATCTAAGTTTGACCAGATTTGGGATAACCGTGCTACAACTGTTTCTTATGTTTAAAGGTAAAGTATAATGTCTATCGGAAAACACCTTAAAGAACATATTGTTTTAAAAACACCTAGTGTTATCACCAACACGGACGGCTCACCGGCTTTTTCATCTGGAGGTATTAGTTACGCTGCCCTAAAGACATCCTCCAACGCTGCCTTATTGGGGTCTGTCTTTACAGTTGGGGCCTATGGTCAATTTGCGACTATAACGGCAGCTTTGAACTATATTTCCACGCTCCCGCAGTTCTCAGCCTACTCTCCGGTGAACGCGCCAGCCAACGTCACCGATTGGGCACAAGGCTCGTCTATCGCAACCACGGACGGCTTTGCGTCGGTGAGCTTTCGCCGCGATACATGGTTCCAGCTTGCAGGTGATACTTATATGTATCCGATCCAGGGTCCGGACGGGCACACTGGCGCGATCATTTCTGAAATGAACCGAATCGAGGCCACCCTCGCCGCGACCTCCAAAGCAATCACCTACAACACTCCGACTTACTACACGTTGCTTTTGCTTGACCAAGAATTTAGTGAAGCGGCATATACATTTACTGCCACGGCGCTGAATGTCCGGTTTATCTCGCTCTCAGGTTCCACTTGGAAATGCGGCAGTGGAACGTGCGCTCTCAAGCAAGGTACGCTGCGCTACGGAAATTTTATCTTCGAGCAAGGCGTGACTCTCCACAACACCGGCGCTCCGTTCATGACAAACAATGACTTGGTTACGTGGAATACTGCCAACTGCATTCGCTTCGACATGCGGCCCGGTAGTCGTTTGGCAACTATAAAATCTGATCTTATTTCTGCTTCCGTCAAGCTGGGATCATTCAAGCTGCTTGGCGTGCATATTGACCAGCGTCCAACGACAGGCGGAGCCCACGTTATTAACGTGAATTGCCAAGGCGATTTTATTGTACTCAATACTGTTGTTGAGCTTGCGCCGGTCAATACGGACGGAATTGTTTATCCTGATTCCCGGATTTTTGAACAGTGCTCCGGCAGGAAGATAGTTGTTGACGGTTATAAGATGGTCGTCAAAGACCCTGACGGCCTGCTGTCAGCAATCAGAGTATTCTCTCCCCCTCAAGCAATCGGGACGCCAATTCACCTTTCCAATATCAGCATTACGCTCCCGGATGCGTCAACGACGAATGTCTCGCTTGTTGTTTCAGCGCTGACCTCGTTTACCGGCGCACCGGATATTTACATGTCAGATTGCTACATCAAGGCGCCGGGCAACACGGGAACCCTCAAACTGTATTCCGCTGTCGCGGGCGATAACTGCAAGATTCACGCGAGCCATTGCGCTGGCGGAACGATTGACACGCCTAGTGCTGGAACAAAGACAGTGGATAATACCTTCGCAACGTAATAACACCCACCACGCCTCTTAACAAAGCGCAACCCGGCGGGTTTTCTTAGCACCAATAAAGTCCACCCCCAGGGGTGGCTTACAGCATCCTTTAAAAGTATAAAATGATTCCAGAAAAAATAAGTGCAAAAGAAATAGCAGCAGAAGTAATTAGAGAAATGAGGGAGGGTGGACATGCCCTCTGGATTGACCCTGAGACCCATGCAACCCAACATGAGTTTATCGCTGAGATGATTGCAGAAAGAAAAGAAAGGGAGGCACGAAGAAAGAGGATAGAAGAAAAGATTGCAGGTAGCATTATCTTATCTGGAGTTCTCTTTTTAGTGGGACTTATTGGAGCAGGGTTTATTCAATGGGTACAGACACATATAAAGGGATAAGATATGTCTAAGGGATGGAACTATAAAAGTGGTGATTGGTACGTCCTTTGCGATGTATGTAATCTAAAGATTAAAGCATCTAATAGCAAGCATAGGTGGGATGGGTTTATAGTTTGTGATTGTTGTTTTGAACAAAGACATTCTCAAGACTTTATTAAGGTACGGCAAGATAAGATTACAGTTCCATTTCAAAGACCACCTTCTACAGATGTTTATGGTGGGTTTGACCAGAACCTAAATCCAAGTACACCAATTTATGCAAATACACTTACCTGTACTCCAAATAATTCCTATGCAACTTCTGGAGATGCCATATCGGGGTGTGTTATAGCAGGAAAAATTAATCCAGGTATCCTTTAGAGGGTATCTAAAAAAGGAGCCAATCTTGGCAAATACAACTTTTATAGATGGGCAGACACCTATTAAAGCATCATGGCTAAATGATGTAAATACAGTAGTCTATAATCCCACAGCAGCTATTATTTCAGCAAGCTCTATCATTAATATTCCAGCAGGAAATATTGCAGCTATCAATGTGCAGATGGCTCTAAATGAACTAGATACAAAAAAGATTGCTACTACAGCTATTGGAACAACTGTACAGGCATGGGATGCTCAATTAGATACTTTATCTGGTTTGACAGCAACGCAGGCCGGGCAACTAACGGCGTTATCTGGCTATATGGGCCCAGCTTTAGCGGCGGCGGATCTTGCGGCTTTAGTAGCTGCCCTTGGGTTAGTTACTGTCCCAGTTGGTACAATCATAGATTTTTCTGGAACTATAGCACCTTCGGGTTTTCTAGCTTGCCCTTTAGTTGCAACTAATATTAGTCGTACTACCTATGCGGCCCTGCATGCTGTGATGAGTGCATCGGGCTACCTATGGGGTTCCGGTGATGGTTCTACTACTTTTGGCATGCCGTGGTTCCCCGCTGATTACGCTGGCGTACAGGCAAACGCCAACGTCGGTACGGCAACAGTTGGTGCTGTAATTTCGCACTCACACGTGCTGGCTAACGGGCAAAACCCGGCAGTAGTGGGCGGTGGTTCCTATGCGTACTACCAGCTAGGTGCGCAGGACGGCGCTGTATCGCCTATTGCCCCAACGGGCGGCCCAGCCAACTTAGCCGCCGGCCAGCGCATCTTGAAGTGCGTTAAAATTTAAGGGGATCCCATGAAATTCATTGCTAGCTTTCTATTGTCGTTGTTGATTTGGTTTCCAGTGGTTATCGTCGGCCTGCCGGTAACGTTTTTCCTGCTCCAACCCCGGTGGGGGTGGGATGGCAAAACCACGTGGTTCGGTAATTATCTTTATGGGCGGGCGGGAAACAACCACATGCCTCCCAACCCAACTTTATTCGACCAGTGGTGGTTCCTAGCGATCCGTAACCCTGCAGGTAACTTCGGTACGCAGGTTCTCTCTGTTAAGGAAGGTAGTTTAAAGGTTCTAGGAGGGCCTTGGTTAGTCGATAAGCATATATTAGGTAGATTCTATTGGCTATATGGGTGGAAGAACCCTGTAGAAGGTTTACGGACATTTGTATGTCGTCCTTGGTTTCATGATTAAAGGAATAAGTTATGGCTACATCTAATTCAACAGACTTCAGTGTTACACGGGATGATCTAATTAAAGGAGCACTGCGTTTATGTGGTGCATTGGGTGTAGGAGAGACACCATCTGTCGATCAGGTTAACGAGGCTGCTGTAGCCTTAAATATGCTTGTGAAGTCATGGGAGGCTGATGGAATGCCACTATGGGCTAGGGGGAGTTATAATATGGCCCTTACTCTTGGTACACAGATGTATACCATTGGTACTGGACAGACTGTAAATATCCCCAAACCACTTAAGATTACCCAAGCTATTCTGCATGATACATCCTCTAATGTGGATATCCCTATGCGGATTATCACTCGTGATGAGTACCTCCGTCTAGGAAATAAAACAAGCCTAGGACAACCTATTCAGATCTACTATGATCCGAAGAGAGATACTGGGGAGTTATATGTATTTCCCCCAGCAGACTCAACTGCCGTATCTTATAAGCAAATTAGGTTTACCTATCAGAAACCTTTCGAGGATTTTGACGTATCTATAGATACTCCAGATTTCCCACAGGAATGGTATGAGGCTCTTAAGTATGGTCTAGCTACTAGACTTGCTGGTGAGTACGGTATTATTATTGAAGATAGAAACCAACTCATTAAAGAAGCAGGTATGCTTAAAGAAAGTGCTCTTGGGTTCGGGACAGAAGAGGGTAGTTTCTTTATTACCGCAGATTATAGAAAGTATTAATATATGCCAAGACGGGAACGGATGGCACCCTTCCGAAAGAACATCCGTGTTCCTTTGGTAGGCAATGCCCAACAACGCGCAACAAACCAAGACAAAGATCAGAGATT